CATGGCATACGGTAGTAAGAAATCAGGAATGAAGAAAGGAAAGAAGTGCAAAAAGCACGGCAAAATGAACTGTAAGAGTTGTAAGAAGTAATAGAAGATGGCGATAACGGCTATATCACATACGGTATGTCTTGACTGTAGTCAAAATGAGTTCACGGTAACTGGGTCCATAACAGGATCTCCAGATTCACCAACAAACTCATTGTCCGTTACTGATCCTAACGGAAACACTGTAGTTTATGACAATGCAACGATAGGAAGTGACCTTTACACGAGTCCATTTACATACACAGTCTCTGCTGGTAGCACTATCATCACAGGTGGTGGTTCGGTTAGTCAAGCGACATTGAATTGGACTACTACTGCAAACACTACATACTCATTTATACTAAGGACAATGGTTAACGGGTACGTTGAAGACTATCCTTTGTCTGTTACGACAGGAGCGTCACCAACAGCTACTGATATAGGTAATGATTTAGAGGCTGTTATAGATGCTTTACCTCCAGGTTTAGGACTTCAAGATGTTACTTATACGTCAGGAACGTCATTAACAATTACAGCAAACTCAGGGTATTACTTTGGGGTTGATGCGTTAGTAAACCTAACTGCAAGTGGTATTACACCAAGCCCATCAAGCGAAAGTAGCGCAACATTTGCAGACGGAAAGTACACTGTTTCTTGGACTCTTACAGATGACGGAACTACATACACATCAGTTACAGAGTCATACTTCCTTTGCGATGTAGAGTGCTGTGTAAGAGGTAAGATGGCAGACATCGATGTAAGTTGTGATTGTGTTGGAGACAAGAAGAACGATGCTGCGATTGAAGCAATGTTAATGTTGCAAGGAATCAAAGCCGCTGCGTCTTGTGGGAAGGATGCGAAAGCTAATAAGTTGCTTGAAGGACTTCAGGCGATATGTAATAACGAATGTAAAAGCTGTTAAAAAATGAGCTGTAATTCATGTTCAAATGTAACATTACCTGGAGTTCCAGGACCTGCTGGGTCTAATGGTGCGCCTGGTGTTGATGGGGTAGGAATAACATCTATTGTTTTTAATTCAACAACAAATCCAGGGGGAACTGCTGGTGTTGCTGGATATATTGACACATACAGGATAGAGTACACTAACGGTACTACACAGGATTATGATGTAGCAAATGGTTCAAATGGAGGACCTGGAACAGACGGAGTTGCTATACTTAAAATCATCGGGGATGAATCTAGTGATTATACGTCTTCGTCACCAGGAAGGCCGACTATTCCTGTTGGGGACTCTTTTCCTTGGACTGTTCCTTCTGGAACTTTAAGTTCTGATTACGATGCTCTTCAGTTTGAAGGGTTGATTTATTTTACAAAAGGAGACGCTTTAAAAGAAGCGCAGATAAAAATCAACACCACAAACATAAACGTAAGCCAAGGGACAAATCCTATGGCAGCGATAGGTGCTGTGTTTTCATTTCAATTTAAAGCAACCTTTATTAGAACATCTTCTACAACACTAAGGGTTGAATCTAGTACTGTTCAAGTGTCTGATACTGGAGGTGTGTTCAACTTTTCAACGAATGAAATGCTATATACTGACTTAGATTTTTCTTCAAACGCATTTAAAAACGGTCAAGTAGTAACCGTATCTGACATGGGGTCAAATAGTTTCGATGTCGATTTAGAGTTTAGCACCGCTAATGTAGCTCAACCATTAAAGTTGGTTAATTGTAAACTTTTAAAACTTAAGAAAGTATAATGGCTAAATCATATACACTACCTACATCAGGGACGGTTTCAATACCAGTAGATTACGCAACGTCTTATCCTGACATTGTTCACTCTTTGAATATTATGTCAGGAACAGTGACTTTAGTTGGTGCTTTAGCTGTTTCGCCAAGTGGAACTCCAGTAACAGGGCAAGAGTTCAATATCCTTTGGAATGCTAATGTTACTCCTGGAGTTAATGCGATAACAATATTTGGAGAGACTATTCCAGAAGAAATGGCTGCAAGTAACTTTGTAGCAAACTGCGTTTACGATGGGTCTGCTTGGGTTGTTAGCGTATTACCTGACTTTGCTGGTACAGGGATTATAGCAGGTAAGTTAATCCCTAATGATGCTATAGCAACTGCTAAAATTATAGATGACGCTGTTACAAACGACAAACTTGCAAATATTTCAAGAGGTAGTGTTAAGGTAGGTGGTGCTTCAGATGCCCCTACAGACCTTGATGCTAAAACAAGTGGGAATATTCTAGTCGGAGACGGCACAGACATTGCCTCTGTTGCTGTAAGTGGAGATGCTACTCTTTCTTCGGCAGGAGCGTTGACAATTGCAAACAGTGCGGTCACTACGGCTAAGATTGATGATGGTGCTGTAGCTCCTGATAAAATGAGTGCATCAGCAAGAAAGTCAATGGTGGCTATTCCAGTTTCGTTTGAAACGGCAGGTGAGATAGGTGTGGTAAAATACACCATGTGCTTTGACTGCACGGTAGATGGAATTGAAGCTACAGTGACAAAGCCAGCAGCAACAGACACCGCAACGATCATATTCAAAGACCACGGAGGGTCTGTTCTCACTGGCTCGCAGGTAGATATAACAACTGGACTTGTACTTGGTAACATTGTGTCAACTACGCCAACAGCTAATAACACATTCAGTGCTGGTGAGCAGATAACATTTGAAACAAGTAAAACAACAGCTGGTAGTGGAAATTGCACTGTGATTTTGTGCCTGACTCGTGATTAATGGGCTACAGGATAGAAAATAAAGCAACAGAGCTTCTCATCTACGATACAGATGGGAAGAACATCACTTACTATCCTAAGTCAGAACTGTCTATTTCTGCAAGTAGTGGCAACATTATTATTACCCAAACTGTAGGTGAATCAGTAAACACGATTTTCAGTCAGGAGGCATCTATGATAGATGATCCATCAGTAAACTCAGTGTATGAACTGGTAACTACGATTAAATCGTACCTTACATCTCATGGTAACGATGACATATCAGGAGGATTTGCAGACTACAATGATAATGCTACGTCAGGAACACCGTTAAATGTAACAGGTGGCGGTGCGGCAGTAGTCCTGACAAATGATACCCTTGGTGCTTATACTAACACACAGTTTCTACCTGAAGGAGTGAGTAGACTTTGGGATGCAAGTACGAATAACTTTGATTGGTCTGAACTGTCTGCTGGAGACATGGTTGATATCAGGGCTGATATTACCGTTACAACATCATCATCAAATACGGCCATAGATGTACTTCTTCATCTTGGTGCTGGTGGTAGTGCATACACCATACCTTTCATACAGGATTACAACTTCAAGGCATCTGGAACATATCAGAAGGTAATGTTCAACTCTATTTATATGGGTGATGCGAACACTTTGAATAATGGTGGTCAGTTCAAAATAACAGCAGATGCAAACTGTACTGTCGTGGTAAACGGCTGGTACGTAAGATGTCTTAGAAGAGGAGTGGTATGATATTCAACGAATCGAACATAACAAACAGAACGGTATTAGCGAGGTGTTGCTTTGCCGATATGGTCATTGATATGCTTGAGGCTCGTGCCATTGGAGATACCGAACTGTACGAGTGCAAGAAGAAAAAGGCAATGTTCCTGTCGTATGCTATTGGAGAAATGTGTACATATATAGACGAGGGTATATTCACATTAAACCAAGACACAGAAACAGAGGTTTCCTGTTTTAAGGATTCTGTTGCAAAGAAGTTTATTGCCCAAATGGATGAACTGTGTGGATGTCCATGTGGATGTTCTGACGCAAAAATATTAGACGATAATCTACCTAAATACATTTAAAATGTCAAAATTATCACCAAGCGAAGTAGAAAGCCTATCCAAGTTAAGAAAAGTTGTAGGTAACGGTTCTAAATTATTAACTGTTGGGGCGCATAGTAACCTTAACGGTTATTCATTTATAGCACAAGAAGATACCACAATTTCAGCTTTTTCTGTAGACGGAGTTGATTCTCGAACTGCTTATGGTTTGGACAACGGATTAAAAGCAGGGGCTTATATTGTGGTTCCAGAAGGGAGTGTAATTACAGCCTTAACAATCGACACAGCAGGAAGTGTGATTATCTACAATCTGTAAGTAATGCCAGGCATACACAACGGAATAGGAACTACTTTTAGAAGCCAAGCCTTTGGAGGAGGTGCTGCTCCTGTCAACCCTGATTTTGTATTTACCGTAGACACAACTCAGGCTGGTAGTGCTGCTGACACTATAGTTCTTCCTTTGTTAAGTGGAGGAACTTACTCAGGGACTATAGATTGGGGAGATACATCTACCTCATCATTATCTTATGCAAACAGAAGTCACACATACGCATCAGGAGGAACTTATACGATAACCATCTCAGGAGATACTTTACAGGGTTGGCAATTTGCCAATGCGGGTGACAAGGCAAAAATGACCGAGATAAGCAATTGGGGGTTATTTGAGTTTACAGAAATTAGAACATTTCAAGGGTGTTCAAATATGGACATCACGGCAACGGATGTTCCAACGATTTCGACTACAGACTTCTCAACCAACTTCTTTGAGTGTAATGGAATAACAACTACACAAGATTGGAGCGATTGGGATATGACTGGAGTTACAACATACACAAACTGCTTTGCAGGTAATACGGCATTTAACGGTGACTTATCAAATTGGGTTACAGCATCTACGACAGGAGTTTCCAAGATGTTTAATAATGCTACCGCATTCAATGGTACAGGTTTAGATACTTGGGTTACAGATAATATTACTGTATGGACTGAATTTGCAAGAGGTGCAACAAGCTTCAACTCAGATGTAAGTGGATGGGTTGTAAACGGAGCAATGACCTCAGCATTCCTTGGGTGTTCTTCTTTTGTAGGTAACGGATGTTCGACTTGGGATGTCTCAGGAATGACCTCAGCATCTGGCTTGTTTAGCCAATGCGTTCTATTCTCAGAAAACATATTTGGATGGGATACAAGCTCATTGATAAATGCAACATCTATGCTTAGAAATTGTGATGCGTTTGATAGAAACTTGGCTAACTGGTCTGTAAGTCAAATCACGTCACTTACAAATTTTATGACAGATGCTACAGGTCTATCAACCGCAGGATACGATGCGTTACTTGTTGGTTGGGAGGCAGATTTACAAGCAGCCTACCCTGGAGGTGCTGGTTATCCTGCTACTATTAACGTGAACTTTGGCGGCAGTCAATTCACGTCAGGAGGATTTGGAGAAACAGCTAAAAATTCACTTGTAACTAATTTCGGGTGGACAATTACAGATGGAGGAGGGATTTAAAAACTAAGAAGTAATGAACACAATAGTTTACGAAGGAAGTATAATTTACTGGATAGCGGTTAAAGACGGAGATGTTTATTCTGGTCATGGGTATCTTGACACTAACCCATCTGTTGTAACATCAAAATGGAATCTTGAGGCATACACAGACGAAGCTGTTTGGACTGCAAGGTTGATAAATGATTTTGGAATTGATCCTGACGAAACGACATGAACCTGAATCACAACATAGATGATTGGGCAGTTTTCAAGGACTGTGCTACAAAGTTTATGACAAGCTTTCTTGACGTAAAGATATGGGCGTTCACGTTCGTTATAACTCCACTGTTCACATTCACAGAGAAGTACCTATTTGCTGATTGGGAGTTTCTAAAGTGGCTAACAGTATTCATAATGCTTGACCTTGTAACTGGAGTAGCTAAGGCAATTAAGAATAAACAAGCCGTTACTTCTTACGGTGTAAGACGGACAGTGGTCAAGGCATTGCAGTACGGTGTGTTTCTTATAGTTGTTCACGGATTAGATAGCTTCGAGATTAAGGGAGAGAAGACAGAAATATTCGGATGGATAGTAACTGGAGCTTACTCATTCCTTATGGGAGTAGAAGGTAAGTCAATACTTGAGAATATTGTTGCTCTTGATGACAGGTTTGATGTAAAACACTTCATAGAAAAGATTGGAGAAGCATTCAAAAGAAAGTAAAATAGTGTTTTGTGAAATTGTTCCTGTCGAATGTGATAAGAAATGTTTGAGGACAGGAACGTGTTCAAGAAAAGGAAGAGAACCTAAAAAGAAAGATAGAAAAGATGAATTGGAATGATTACCCTAATTTTAGTAAAGAAGAGTTTGATTGTAAGCACTCAGGGGAAAACGAGATGAAGCCAGATTTTATGGCTATGTTGCAGGACCTTAGAACCAAATACGGTAAGCCTATGCGTATCACATCTGGCTACAGGCACGAATCGCATCCGATAGAGGCTAAGAAGTCTCGCCCAGGCGCACACGCTACAGGTCAGGCTGCTGATATAGGCGTAGACAGAGGAGATGCTTACGAGTTATTGAAGCTCGCATTTGAGATTGGATTTACAGGTGTTGGAATACAGCAGAAAGGAGGCGGCAGATTCATACACCTTGACAACATTGAGCCTGACACTAAAGACTTCCTCAGGCCAACAATTTGGAGCTATTGAAAGATTACGAATTTAGAATACTATCCATCGCAATATTAGGTCTATGCCTACTTGTGATAGCGATGGGAATGAGAGTAGAATCACTACAAGATGAACTGGATACTGAACAACGACATAGTAAAGCACCTGTTGAAGACGTACCTGCCGTATCTGATAGCCTTTCTGATGGGGGTTATTGTTGCATGGAAAGGTTGCGGAGGTGGAGTTGCAGATGGAGTTACAGATAGAGTTGTAATTGAAAAGCCTATACCAAAAATCGAATACGTAGACCGTTGGAAAACAGATACGGTTCGTTTCGTTTCTACGCGAATAGTTGAACGAGTTGATACGATATACCAAAACGAGGTAGTTAATCGCTTAGATACGTTATTATTGATTGATACGGTTAAGATTGTTGAAGCGTGGCTTTCTGAGGTGGTGCACTATGACACAAGTGCACTAGTTGGAGGTGGTGCACTTCGTTTACGTTGGCAGAATTACCAAAACTTTAGCGAAAATGTAAGTATTGAATACACGCCTAATATTCGCAAATCGCGATACGCAATAGGTGTTCACGGTAACGCTGGCCTGATATCTGACTTTGAGTCAAGGTATGTTCCACTCATGGGACTTGGCGTTCAAGCTACAGTAAAAAAGACGTACTTTAGTGTTGACTACGGATTCAACGGACAGCATTACGTTGGATTTAGGGTCGGCAGGAACATCATCTCAAGATAGTTTGTATCTTTGAATCTATGAGAGCTTCCACATACATCTGCACAAACATAGAGGAAATTGAAAGGGTAAAGGAAGAAAACGAGAAGTTGAACCTGCCCAATCCTCAACCACTTCCAAAGCCAACATACGAAGAATCAGTGGGTTGGTTTCACATAGACGATGTTACCAGAGCGTATGTTAGGTCTATTAATGGAAATGCAGTCGCATCTTTAATGTTCTCGGACGGTACTTACATGGATATAAAGATGACATCTGAGGTCGAGGAGATGTTAGATAATCTTTTTAGAAATACCCTTTAGCCTGTCGGATTCACGAAGGTCTTTGCTTATCATTACTCCTGGGTCTATCTCAAAGAACTTTGAGAAGAATGTTATCTCTACTAGCGTAGGGTATATTGCGTGTGTCTCACCCCATTCATACAGTCTGCGATGCCTGAATTTCAACCCCATATCAGTTAGCCAGGAAATCATATCTTTTATCTTGATTCCTCTCTTCTCGCACATATAGATTATGTTCTTCTTGAACTGTCCTGCGAGTTCCTCTGACTCATCAAATGCCTCTCTAGTCCACTTAGGGTTCCTAGCTTGCATCTTCTCATAAACTTCATCGTTTATCCTGAGCTTTATCTTCTTGTATCCCATACTTAAATATACTAAAAAGCCCCATCATTACGACAGGGCTTTCTAACTAACTGACAATCAAGTACTTAGAATGGGAGTTGGTCATCATCATCACCGATTTCCGCAGCAACTGGCTGCGCTTTCTTCTCTCCACCCCCAAGCATGGTAAGGTCACGAACCTTAATCTCGGTGTTGTAACGAGTATTCCCTTCTTTATCTTCCCACTTCCTTGTGGTGATACTCCCTTCAACGTAAATTTTGTCTCCTTTCTTTACATACTTGGTAACAACGTCTGCAAGCTTTCCAAACACAACAAGATTGTGCCATTCTGTATTTTCTTGTTTTTGACCACTTTTGTCAGTGTATCTTTCTGACGTAGCCATTACAAGATTGACAACTTTACCCGCCTTTGTTTCTCTGGCTTCTGGGTCTTTCCCAATATTCCCAAGAAGAATTACTTTGTTTACTGAACTCATATTAAATTGATTTGATTGTTTTTCTAATTATGTTTTCTGTTGCCTTATCAATGTCGTACATCTCAAGTGCTTTTTCTATGGAGCCTTTTGGGGTTAAAATCCACTCCATTAATTTGTTGTACTCAGCGGTTCCAGCCATTACTTTTTTCTTGACTCCAGCTGCTTTTTCGGTTGTGGTTGTTTTTCTGGTTGATGGTGCTGCTTTTTTCTGCATATTTGGATTATCGGGGTCACTAGCACTATCATCAATCAGTAATAAACCATTCAAGGCATACTTTCTTGCAAATGAAGAGGCGGCTCCAAAACATTGGTCTACTGTGACCTTCTTTCTATTTACATCTACAGCAGCGTAACCAGTTGAGCTAACTTGGTTTTCTGGAGTGTCCATATCTGTAACTGTAGCTACAGACTTAATAATTGGATACGTTCCTGACTCCTCAAAAACATCTGTAAGGTTTAAGTACAGATTATACTTTTTACACAGTGGCTTAATTGCCTTTAGAATATCCTCTGCTGAACGGTAGTCAAAACCAGCAAAGTCATTTCTTTTTGACTTCGGAACCTTCAGTTCGTTTTGCAATTCTATTAGTTTTTTCATTGTGCTAATGTATGGTTATTAGATGATATATCCTACTTTTTTGTCAATATTTTCAAGCTCAACACCTATGGTAAATTCATCAGGTTTTGGGATTCTTACATCAAGCATTTTCACATTATTGTTTGCCCGTTGATAATATCTCATGTATCCATTCCCAGGGAACTCAATCTTCTCTACCGATTCTTTTCTGAACTCGTTCTTTATCTTGTTTTCAAGCTCTCGTTTCTCTTTATCAAGGTTTTTAATCATAGCTTTAACTGTCTGAAGTCTTTGAGCTTTGTCCAGTAACTCGTCATCACCCTGCATAATCTCCTGCTCTACATTGTGAGTTTCAGACAGGAACGTTGAATAATTTTCGTTAGCGTCTGGTTCAGGTTCAAGAGATTGAATCATCCCCATCCAATGCTCGTACTCTTCAATGTCACCCTCTTCCTTAGCCTGTTCTGCTTGAATAAGAGCCTGTCTTCCTTGAAGGACCCTACCCCAAAATTGGTAAGTTTCCTCCTCTATCATTTCAACAATAGCTTCGTTTCTATGTATTGGGAATACCTTGAACCCTCTGCCGTCAATAAGTATAGCTATCTCAGCGTAGTCACACTCCATTATCATCATCTGTTGGGTTACCTGTAAAATATACATGTCAGGAACACCTTCATATTTCTTGTAGACAAAACCATTCATGGTCTTGATTTCCAACGGGCAGTTCTTTGTTGTAACCTCGTTCGAAAGCGTTCCATCATCATTCAATTTCCGTGAACCTTTAACGATCATCCTGTCTATGTTGCAGTACAGGTGAGGATACTTGGGGTTCTGAATGAATCCAACAAGACTACGTGCCTGACGTATTATCCTTTCATTCTCAAAATTCTCCATATACCCATCCTCTGTTCCGTCATAGTAACGCCAAAGGTTAGCAACGTATTCCTCTTGGTGTATTCCGTGAAATGCAGGGGCAGACATAGTTCTGTCTGGCTCCATAGTTCCTACCTTTTCATAAAACAACTGCATCGGTGTCGGTTTGTAAGGACTCAACCCACACACAATAGCTGCGGTAGATGCTCCTAAACCGTTTTTCCGATGCTCGTACCATTCAGGTGTTCTGTCTTCAATTTTTTTTATCCAACTTCTTTTCATGTGTATTTTGTTTGTTTTCGTTTGCTAATTTAATTATTCAGATATCAACCTATTTACGACCTAATTTAAAATGGAACTTCTTCTTCGTTATCATCTTTGTAGGGTAGCCTAGATTGTTTCATTGCATCTGAAAAACCAGACTCAGGGACCACAAAGGCAGTTTTGTCTTCATCAAACGGAGTATAATCCCCATCATAAAACCTACGCTCAAGTACATTGTACGTGAGAATGCACTCACCCGTATTACCGTTTATATTCTTCTTCTTGATTTTCTTAGAGAAAAACTGAGAGGTTGTATTGCTTGGTTCTGAGTTATAATACGGCCTGTGAAAAATCAACAAGTTGTCTGTCTTGTTTAAAGTCATAGCTCCACCAGCTATATTGTAAACACCTGGCGGCTTGTAATCTCCCGTTCTTTCGTCCTTCGTCATAGAACCGTTGGGGTGCATTATAATTAGCATAAAGATATTATTTTCTAAAGCAAACTTTTTTTGAACTCTAAAGAACTCTTGAAGATATTGGTCATCCCTAACACCGCTTCTAAAATCCCTTACAAGAGCATTGAAAGGGTCAATTAAACAACCATCAATATTCTCCTTAATCATTAATTCTACGAATTTTCTATTGATGTACTCTTGTGTCGGAGCCTTTTCATCAGGGTAGATAAAGAAAAAGTACTTGCTTATCTTTTCAGCAGCCTCTCTGTAGGTGTCTTCTGACATTTGATTGCTGTGATGCTTATGAACGCTCATGCCAACATAAGTATGTATAAGTTGATTAAAGAAGGATATTGGAGGATAGTTCTCAGGGCTAAACACTGCCCATTTATAGCCATCTCTTAACGATTTAATGAGCATTAACTGTAAGATGAGTTCTGTTTTTCCATAATTAGCAACACCAAACATCACAGTTATCTCACCTCTACACCATCTCCATCTTTCATCTATTGACGGGAAGTATGTTGTCTCTCCTTGAGTATCTCCAGAGTGAAATGTTTTAATCATGTCAGGAAAGATGTCATTTAGATAAATAACATCCTCCAGCGGTCCATCCAATGATTCAAGCTGTTCTTCAATACTTTCTCTTGTTACGGAGTTAATGAGCCTGTCATCTTCTGTAAATTCAGCAGTACCAAAATCAGAGATGTAATTTCTATAGACTGAGTTAAGAATAGCATCAAGTTCCTTTACGGTAAAAGAGCCACCACAGAAGTCTCCAATCATAGGGTTTCTAATGTCCTCTTTAGAAAGTCCAAATCTCAAACACCCACAAGAAAGTTTGAATACAAAGTTATTTCTGTTTCCCTCAAAGAATCCTTCTCCTTTGTTTATCATCCACTTCTTAAGCTTTTCATAAACAGTGTTTTCAGTTGTTTTTAATACAGGAACGTTGTCTCTTTTTTTCTCAATGAACCTGTCGTATACTTCCCATTTCCTAGCTACATAAATGTTAGGGTCGTAAGACTCAAAGCAAACCCTACTAAGATTTCTTCCTGAAGGGTCCAATCCTTCAAAATCCTCAAGTAGCGCATCAAAATGTTCAAGGTGTCTTTCTGGGTTAGATATTTCAACTAACGCTTTCACTCCATTTCCACTTGGTGATACCCAACAAGAAACCACATACTTGTTTTTCTTAAGCTCAGAAATTTTTTCTTTTATATTGCAGTAGTCGAAGTCTAAGCAGATTAAACCGCTATATGAGATGATGTTGTTGTCGTTCCTAGACTTAAAAACACCAGAGAAAAGAGGAGAGGGCAGGCTTTTCTTAATGCGCTCCCTTTCGTCTCCAGTTCCTAACCTCCGTATTTCTTCAACCTTATCCTTGCTCTTTCCCTTTTTTATGCGACTAAGAGCCTGTCCTACAGTAATTATGTGAGAAGAATCTACATCAAACAGGCTCTCATAAATACTTATCTCTTTCTTGAATATTTCGTTCATTTCAATATTTCTCGGTAAATGTACATTAGTTCAGCGTCTTTTGACTTATAACTCTCGAACCTTTGAATAGTTTTGATGCTGCGACCAGATAGGAAAGCTATTTCACTTTGCGATATTTTTGACCTACGGAGTTGTGTTAGTTGCTGAACTTTTGAACACCAATGAAGCTCAAAATCAGTTTTAATAAGTTCAATGGCTTGTTTATCAGTTTTTTGCATCGGTCTTTTTTGTCGTTACGATTAGTAAGTAGTTATGCCTAATATGGGCTACGTCTGTCCTTCGATTGAAAGTTTGTGCAGGAAAGTTTTTTAAAAATGCCCCACCGCACTTTTGTTTTTTCAAAACAATTTAGGTTGTGTTTCTGCTTCATAAATTCGTTTTTCTGCTATTTTAAAATATTGTTCACTCATCTCAATTCCAATAAATGAACGGTTTGTGTTCTTACAAGCTACACCAGTGCTTCCGCTTCCCATAGTCAAATCCACCACTAAATCATTTTCGTTACTAAAAGTCTTTATTAAATCCTCCAGCAATAAAACAGGCTTTTGCGTTGGATGGTAGCCGTTGTAATCCTTTTTGTATTTCAATATATTGCTTTTGTATTTATT